GTATTTTAAAAGGCAGAGATGGTAAATTAAGCAGACTGATAATAGATAGCTTTATTAATACGCCTTATAAGTTGGCTTGTACTGCTACGCCATCTCCAAATGATCATATGGAATTAGGGCAACATAGCGAATTTTTAGGTGCTATGTCTTATCTTGAGATGTTGGCGATGTATTTTGTTCATGATGGAGGTGAAACCAGTAAATGGAGATTAAGAAAACACGCAAGAGATGATTTTTGGAAGTATGTATGTACATGGAGTTTATCCCTTGACAATCCGAAAACATTTGGTTTTGATGGTGAGGGTTATGATTTGCCAGAAATAGAATATATTGAGCATATTATCCCTGTTGAAAACAATACTATGTCATTGTTTGGTGATGTTGCCGTAAGTGCAACTGATTTACATAAAGATTTAAAAAGAAGTTTTAATAAAAGAATAAATAAAACAATGGAATTGATTAATAATACAGATGATCAATGGATAATATGGACTTTAAAGAATGATGAGGCAACAAAACTGCAACAAGTATTAAAAGACAGTTTCAATGTTCAGGGTTCAGATAAGCCAGAAATAAAAGCATTGCTATTAAATGGATTTGCGAAAAAAAACTTTACTAATCTAATAACTAAAACAAGTATAGCCAGCTTTGGCATGAACTATCAGCAATGCTATAATATGATATTTACTTCTTATGATTTTAAATTTGAAGCATTTTATCAAGCAGTAAGGAGGTGTTATAGGTTTGGTCAGAAAAGTAAAGTTAAAGTACATTTATTAATTCCTGAAAGCCAAGTAAATGTCAGAAAAACAATACTAGAGAAAGAAAAAAACCATAAAGAAATGATAAAACAAATGGCTAAATATTCAGCTAATACAGATTATAAATTAAATAAATCAAATGTAATGGTAAATAAAAAAGAAATTAAAACTAAAGATTATCATATTATTAATGGTGATTGTGTTCAGGAGGTATCTAAATTAGAGAGTAACATCGCTGATTTGATAGTATTCAGCCCTCCATTTGCGGAGTTATATGTATATTCTGATAAACCTGAAGATATGGGCAATGTAAGTAATTATAAAGAATTTGAAACTCATTTTAAATATTTAATACCAGAACTAAAAAGAACATTAAAAGATGGCAGAATATGCGCTATTCATTGTATGGATTTGCCAATTCAAAAAGGAAAAGAGGGATATATTGGTTTAAGGGATTTTAGTGGTATGTTGATTGATTGGTTTACTAAAGAGGGTTTTATATATCATGCTAAAACTACAATATGGAAGAATCCTGTTACCGAAATGCAGAGGACTAAAGCACTAGGCTTATTACATAAAACAATTAAAAAAGATAGTGCAATGAGTAGGGTGGGCATACCAGATTATATTTTATTTTTTAGAAATGCAGGAGAAAATGAAATACCAATAAAACATCAATCTGATGATCCAACTAGATTGGATTATTTGCCTGTGGATTTATGGCAAAAGTATGCTAGTCCTGTTTGGATGGATGTTGATTATAAAAGAACTTTACAATATAGATCAGGTAGAGATGGCAATGATGAAAAGCATATATGCCCTTTGCAATTAGACACTATTGAGAGAATTATACATTTATATTCTAATGAGGGAGAAACAATATTAAGCCCATTCGGAGGTATAGGCAGTGAGGGATTCCAAGCTTTAAAAATGAATAGAAAGAGCATATCTATTGAGCTTAAAGAAAGCTATTTTAAAATAAATGAAAAAAACCATAAAGCAATAGTGTTAGAAAAAGAATCAATAATGACTCTATTTTAAGAGTTAATAATTCAAAAAAAATGTTTAATTTTACACAATGAAAAATCTAAAGATAAGTGAATTGATGAGTATTCAGGATTATGCCAAGTACTACAATGTAACGAGGCAGACTGTTTATAATTGGATCAGGGAGAAGAAGATAAAGCCAATATTAATATCAGGTAAGAAGTTTTTGAAGCCTGTTTAAAATTTTTTGTTTATGAATTTTACAAAATATAAAATATGAAATCATTATACTTTCCCCATGACAGTAATGCTCATGAAGATATGAGGGTTATAGAATTAAGAATGGACTATGGATGGGAGGCTTACGGACTGTTCTGGGCGTTGCTTGAAGTCATGCGCATAGCAGACGATTATAGTATCTCTGACAACATAAAACCATTGGCTTACAAGTTCCAGATAAAGCCTGACAAGTTACAGGCAATAATTGACAGATGCCTTGAATTAAAGCTTTTAACAAAGGTTGATAATATGTTATATTGTAAGGAGTTGAATGAAAGAATGATGGCGGTTGAAAGTAAGAGTGCAAATGCAAGAAAGGCAGCAGAGAAAAGGTGGAGCAATGCAGATGCAATGCAAACGCATAGCGAACGCAATGCAATTAAAGTAAATAAAAGTAAAATAAATAAAAGTATTAGTAAAGATACTAATACAGGCTTGCGCCTTTTCAAAAATGATAAACTATATAATTTTGATAATTTTGAGAAATGTTTTATAAATTCAAAATATGAAATTGCTAACCTTGAATTTTATTATGAGTCTGTTAAAAATTGGGCAGACAGTAATGGCACAAAAAAGAAAGATTGGGCAGCTACAGCCAGAAATTTTATGTTACGGGATTTAAAGGATAATAAATTAAAACTAAAAGATGGAATCAAACAAATTACAGACGAAGAAAGAGATTTCGAACAATGGGTTGAAGATCACCTCAACAATTAAGTATATTGCCAAATTGAACGGCATTAAAGACTTAAAAACTGAAGATTTGAAATTTGCGTCAGGTTGGCTTAAAAATAATTTATGGGGTATATCTATTGACGAGGTGCTAAAAGCGTCAGAGATGGCTTTAAAAGGGCATTTAACGTTAAAAAACGAACTGTTTGGAACTGTATCACCAAAGTATTTAGCTGAATTGATACAAAAATACAAGTTTTATAAGTCAGAAAAAGAAAAATATAATGCTCCAGCTTTGCCTGAAAAAACTATTTCTGAAGCAGAGAAAACATCAATAATTAGAAACAACTTAATAACAACATTTGAAAAATATAAGGATAGTGGGGTGATGCCTCTGGCAGCTTATGATGTATTATTTAGCTTTGGCTGGCACAAAATTACTAAATATTCAGATGAAATAATAAATAAAATAAAAATTGAGGCTGAAGATTATTACAAACAGAGCTATGAACTAGAGAAAACAAAAGTTATCAACGTATTAGAATTGAGGTTACTTATCGACAGGTTCAAAGATATCAACACCAAGCACGTTTTTAAATCAAAATGTAAAGAATTATATTTGAAAAAATATTTTGATGATTTGATAGATATGAATGAAAATATAGAAAATTTTATATAAAAAAAGATAAATTATGAGATTGTTTATAGATGACAAAGAAGTGGTTGAAAACCAAATTGAGAAAATAATTCATAAAGAAAACAAGATAATTATTCATCTGGTTAATCACGGCAAAAAAGAAAGAAAAGTTTTAGATAACGAAATCCATAAAATCGAAATAAAAAAATGATTCATTTGATTGATATAAACGAACACATAGAAAACTTTATAAAATAGAAGATTATGACAATTCACGAAATATTTGCAGAATTATTTGTAGAACTAGGCGTTCTGCATGAAAAAACAGAAACTTTAATGGATGATACAGCCTTAAATGAGTTTCACGATTTAATATTTGAAGCGTATAAAATGCTTTGTAATAATTATGGAGCAAAGGTAATGACACCTAAACAATATGAAAAAATGCTAAATAAAATAAAACAAAAAAACCTATTATGAAAGACGATGAAGTAGCATTATTGTTTGATGAAAGCACAGATACTTTCAATATCAGACATAAAAAGATAGAGATAGATATAAAGCAAAAGGATTTCAAAGATGGTTGCCTTAAATTTATTAAAGAAAAATATAAAGGGAAATCAGTTACTGATGACATATTCGATGCTGAAGTAAAATCATATGTTGAGAAATTAATAAAAGATTATATATGAAAACACAAGACCAAGTATTTAAGGTGCTGATGAAAAGACCAGAGGCAAGGGATAATGACAACTACCTGATATGGTTGGTATGGCAGAACTTTTATAAGGCATCAATGGCTGATATGATGACGTTCAGGGAGGATTTTATTAACAACAAAATACCAAGTGCTGATAGCATAACAAGATACAGGAGAAAGATTCAGGAAGAACATATTGAATTGAGGGGTAAGAAATACGAAGAAAGGCAACATAAGACAAAGAAAGTAAAAATTGAATTAGGATATTAAAAAGTGGCATAAAATAGCCCAAATATAGGGGTATTGATAACCATAAAATCACAACTATGAAAGAAAGAGAACTATTTGCAGCATTAGCGATGCAAGAATTATTGAGATGGGAGCTTGAAGGCACGAAAGAAAATAAAATAAATATCGTAGCTTTGTCAAAGAACGCTTACCTTTTAGCTGATGAGATGATTAAGGTAGGTGATGCGGTTAAATTACCAGCAGACATTGAAAATATACCATAATGGCAACGAGAGTACTATACAACCTGAAAAGAAGAAAAGACCTTATTGATGATGGGTATTTTGAGATTAAAAAGAGAGCATCAGAGATTAGAGATGTTGAGCTGGCTCGATTATACAAAGATAATACATTGACAAAAGAAAGGTTTTTTAAAAGCGTAAAATCTCATAACAATGATTTTAATATTGAAGAAGATTTAATTTATTTTTATACAACAGAATTTAAGCCTGCAATGATAGACCATGATTTCTAAAATTATAATATCAGATGGGGGAGATGAACAAGAATCAATTTATTATAAACTAAAAACAAACGATATGAATAAAGTAATATTATGCGGTAACTTGGGCAAAGATGTGGAGGTTATCGGTAACGCATTAAAGCTATCAGTAGCAACATCATCAAACATCAAGAAAGGTGATGAATGGGAACAAAAAACAGAGTGGCACAACGTAGTTATCACAAAGCGTAGTGAGTGGCTGGAGGAAAACCTGACCAAAGGAGCGAAAGTCCTTATCGATGGTAAGCTGACATACTCAAAAAAAGATGATAAGTATTACACTAATATCATTGGGAACGTAACAGTAATAGGTGCTGAAGCGAAGAAAGCAGTAAAAGAAACCCAGAAAGATTTCGCTGAAGATGGCTTACCGTTCTAGTGAATATGATTTACAAAGGGCGGTAACGCAGTATCTTAAATACAAATATCCTCATGTCTTATTTCGGTCAGACTTGGGTGGTATTAAGTTAAGCAAGGGAATGGCTATTAAGTATGCAAGATTGCAACACAGTAGCGGTTTCCCTGACTTAATGATTTATTACCAATCAAAGGGTAAATGTGGTCTGGCAATAGAGCTAAAGACAAAACCCGTTTATAAAATCAATGGAGAATTATACAAAGATTCACATCTGGAGAAACAAGCAAGAGTATTAGAATATCTTCGGGAGCAGAACTTTGAAGCGGACTTTTGCGTAGGAATAGACCAAGCGATGGTTAAAATTGACAATTATCTATGTTGAATCATAAAACCCTGTCTTTGATGTATGTCAAGGCATACAAGCTATTTACAGTATGGCTTAAAGAGAAAAAGAACCATGATTATGATATTGATATTGATTACATCAACAGCTTAAATGGCTCATACCTTAAATATCACATGAGGGATTTGTACGACTTCTTTGATGACCACAACATCCATATCGAAGTATATAAAACGCATTATCTTGACGAAAATAATACATCGGTGAAATGGGGATTTGATTGTAATTTAGTGATGAGCAATAATTATGATACGAGGCTGTTTGCAGAGTGGGCAGCATTTAAAACAGGATTTAAAGAACTTGAAAAGAAATTACAATGACACCATATGTATTTGTAGGGCTTATCAATTATGACCAAACATCAAAGAATATGCGCCTGACCCCATTGGTGATATTAGCAGCTAACATATTCGGGATAAAAGAAAAGCAAGTGATGTTAAAGAAAAGAACAAGGATATTCGTGCAGGCAAGGACAGCGATAGCATCGATATTAAGATTAAAATACAATATGACCCTAGCAGACATCGGAAGGACAATGGGAAAAGACCATACAACGGTAATACATATGCTAAAGAACCATCATCACGATATTGAATGGGATGAACTGTATAGAAAGAGATATTTACAAATAGAAAAACTACATACGTGCTAGAATTTAAAACATATTACTACCCCTTTTCATTTGATGAGCCAGAAGCCATAAAGACAAGGGTTGAGGTTTATAAAGATGGTGATTGTATCGAAAGTGAAGAATTTACGTATATATTAGAAGAAAAAGAACTTGATGCCTACAAACAATTTAAAAGAGAATACCATGAATCCTACTGATGAAATCAATAAGCTTTTATTTAAAGAAACTGATTTCAGTAGTGAAGCTAAATTCAATAAAACGATAACGGTGAAGGTAACAGAGGAAACATACAACAGATGGAAAGAACTGAACGAGAAGATTAGCAAGATGATGGAGTACGAGAATGAATCAAAGGTGTTCGAGTTCGCAGTAATAGAAACACTAAACTTACCTATATTTTGAAGATGATACTACAGGAGCAATGGGATGCAGTAATACAGGCAATAAGTAGCGGACTGAAGAAAAAAGATGCTATAGAAATAGTAGGTATTAGCGAAACTGCATTCTTTGATAAACAGAAAGGCGATGCGGACTTTTCGGAGTTAGTTAAAAAGGCAGAGCTGGCATTTAAGTTAAGGCACATCAAGAACATAGAAGAAAAGAGTGATGATAATTGGCAATGCTCGGCATGGCTACTCGAAAGGAAGTTTAAAGGGGAGTTTGGTAAAGAGCAGAAAGTAGAACATACCTTTAATCCAATAAAAGAAATTAATATTACAGAGAATGGCAGACCTAGACTTGAACACGACAACGATATTCAAGAAGAACAGAACGGCACAGAGTGATATAGTAATTAATAGAGGGGGTACAAGGTCATCCAAAACCTATTCCCTTTGTCAGTTGATGTGCTTTAAGGTTGTCACAGAGCCTAACAAAAAGATTATCATAGCCCGTAAGACATTCCCAGCACTACGGCATTCAGTATATAAAGATATGATTGATATGCTTAAAGAATATAAGATTTATGAGCTAGGCACTCACAACAAATCAGAACACACCTTTACATACCATTACACAAAGAGCCAGATAGTATTCCTTTCAGTTGATGATGCCCATAAGGTTAGAGGATTAGAAAGTAATTACGTATGGCTTAATGAGGCTGACAGCTTTACTTATGAGGACTTTAATCAGTTGTATTTAAGGTTATCAAGAAAAAGTGAAGATGGTAAGCCTAATAAGATGTTTTTAGACTTTAATCCCTCTGATATGTATTCATGGATTAAAACAGAGCTGGAAGATAAAGGCAGGGCAGAGGTTATCAAATCAAACTATCTAGACAACACATTCCTTGATAAAGAAACAGTAAGAAGAATAGAATACATGAGGGAGAATGACCCTAACTTCTGGCGCATCTTTGGACTTGGGGAATGGGGAGAGATTAAAGGGCTGATATACAATAATTGGAAAGCTACTAAAGAGATGACTGAAAGCTATGATTGGCGGTTTATGGGGTTAGACTTTGGCTTTACTAATGACCCATCAGCATTAGTTGAGATAAGGAAGTCAGGGCATCATATCTACGTACAGGAACACATATACAGGACAGGGCTAACGAACTATGATTTAGCTGATACGATGATAGCACAGGGCATCAGGGATGTTACTATTTTTTCTGACTCTGCCGAACCGAAGTCAATAGCAGAGATTAACAGATATGAGGAAGCCAGACTAAATAGGATTAGGCTAGTGCCATGTACCAAAGGCAGGGATTCAGTAAAGCATGGCATCAATTTAGTACAACAACAGAACCTATTGATTCATCAGGACAGCCACAACATAATGAAAGAGATAAGGAATTATAAGTGGCAAGAGAAGAACGGAGAGATGATTAACGCACCTATAAATGCAAAGGGTGACCATGCTCTTGATGCTTTAAGGTATGCTATAACGGGAGCAATAGGAATGAGGAAAACAGTAAGAGCATTTGGATAATGTTTAAGATAAAAGTATCAGAAAATATAATAACACATTGCGAGAAAGAAGTACAGCAATACAACTTCGGTCAGAGGGCAACAGCCAATGGCACTAAAGAACAACAGCTTACAGGGATAATAGGACAAAGCACAATAATGAACCTTTTCAATTTAGGCAACGTAAAAGGTAGCGATGGCTTTGATGATGGTGTTGATTTGATATATAAGAACAGGAAGATAGATGTTAAGACTATGGGCAGAACAACGGAAGTGAAACCCAGCTATACTAACAACTTCCTGAAAGTGCAGGATTGTTTTAATACTGATGTATATATATTTTGTAGCTATCACAAAAATAAAAAGGAATTAACAGTATGTGGTCTAATAGATAAGAATACCTTTATTAAAAGAAGAACATTTTATCCTAAAGGCACAGAGAGGACAAGAACTAATGGAACATCATTTAAGACGTTTGCAGACCTTTATGAAATTGATAACACTTCACTAATTGATGTTATTGATATTGATGAACTAAAGAATAATATAATGGTAACACTTGATGAGATAGAGAGGCGGTTCAATGATATGGATATACCTGAAACACCAATAGCAATACGGGGGGGTATTATCAACAATCCTAGAATGTTTATATTATCACATATTTCGTATATTCGTGGCAATCCAAAGAACAAGACATTTAGACCTTACTATGACAGGCTTTTATATTTACTAGATTTTTTTGATGAAAAACAAAAGTAAGCTTTACGCCATATATCAAATGATAGCAGAATCAAGGGAGCATAAATGTACGGGGTGCGGTAGGTATTCTGGTCAGGTGGCGCTATCACATAGCCATATCATCAGCAGGGCTAAAAGACCTGACCTGACCTGTGAATATGACAACATCACTTACCATTGCTTGAGTGTTGGTGAGCATACAGGATGTCATGATATTTGGGAGCATGGAACGGCAGATGAGAAAAAGAAGATGTTTGATTATGAAAATAATATGTCGTATATTAGGCGCGTTGATGAAAGCCTATACAACAAGCTACGAATCAAAGAAATTGACAATTGAATTTCAGTCTATATGCAGAGGAATGTTAGAAATACACAAGAGGGGGGACAAAGTGGTATATCAATGGATATGGCGGTGACAGTAGAAACTACAATCGGAACAATAAGATTATTAAACAAATAAAATCATTATGGACAAAAAAGAATACAATAAATATGAGAAGCGTGTAGATAGTAGATGTAATTCTATATACACAGACCTTGAATTATATAGTAGATTTGACCAATGTTGCTCTCATAAAGATTTGTTTTTAATGCTAAAACCCGATGTGCAAGAACAAATAATAAATGCAAAAGATTACATTGAGGTTAATGATTATTGCAGAAAATATTATTACCGAATGAATAATAAAAATGATGTATTTAAAAAACTAATTAAAGAATTAAAAAGATAAA